AAGAAATTCTAAAAGTATTTAAAGCAATGGGTGAAGAAGACGGAATTATCATTAAAAAAGATGGTGACGATGTTCACTTGACTGATAATGATGCTGACGTTGAATACCTTGTTAAACTTGGAGAATCAGAAGATGATATGATGTCTGATGACATGATGGAAGATGACATGATGAAGATGGATGATGACGAAGATACTGACGCAGTAATCGACGCAATTTTTGCTGAAATGGAAAACATGGATGAAGAAGATGAGTTTGATACTGAAGAAGAGGAACAAGAAGAGGAAGTTATGTATGAAATTTCATTAGAAGATGATTCTGAAATGATGGAAGATGATTCTGAAATGATGGAAGAAGACGAAGAATCTGATGAAGAAGAATACGCTAACGAATCTTACAGTCCAAAAAAAGGAATGAAAAAAGTAAAACCTAAAGGTGTTGGATTAGGCTCAGGTCCTAAGTTCGCATACAATAAGACCTCTGGTGGATTCAAAGAAGACAAAAAAGAAGGTCCAAAAGAAATGGGAACAGGAAAAGCAAAATTTGACTACAAAAAAGGTGCTAACATGGAAGGTAAATCTAAAGTTGTTAAAACTGAAACTAAAGAAGGTGATTACGGAATGAATAGAGGTGATAAATCTAAGACCATGAAAGGTAAAGAAGATTACACCACTAAAAAAGGTATGACAAATTCTAAAGGGGAAAAAGCTTTTGAAAAAGAAGAAACCAAAGAAGCTGCTAGAACATACGGTATGGGTTCTAAAGAAGGTAGAGGTTTAAGAAAAGGTATTACTAACAATAGAAATTACGTTTATAAAAACGGAGTAACAGTTGAGAGTTTAGATGCTGAAGTGAATATGTTAAGAGAGAAAAATGAAGAATATAGAAAAGCACTTAATGTGTTCAGAGAAAAATTGAACGAAGTTGCTATCTTTAATTCTAACTTGGCTTACGCAACAAGATTATTCACAGAACATTCAACTACTAAGAAAGAAAAAATTAATATTCTTAGAAGATTCGACGATGTTGAGACATTAAAAGAGTCAAAATCTCTTTATAGGTCAATCAAAGACGAATTAGGAACAACTGATACAAAATCAATTAACGAATCTGTTGGAAACAAAATAAATAAAACAGTAACAACAGGTTCATCAACTACACTAATTGAATCAAAAACTTATGAGAATCCACAATTCTTAAGAATGAAAGATTTAATGGGTAAATTAGGGTAATTAAAAAAATAAAATAAAACTTAAAAAACAAAACAAACTAAAATGGGAGCATTATTAGAATCAGGTCTTGTTGGTAACATTGGTTTAAAACACTTAAAAGTTATCAAAGAAGATACAATCAACAAATGGGACAAATTAGGATTCTTAGAGGGTCTTAAAGGTCACATGAGAGAAAACGTAGCACAATTATACGAAAACCAAGCATCATTTTTAATTAATGAAGCATCATCTACATCTGATACAGGTGCATTTGAAACAGTGGTTTTCCCAATCGTTAGACGTGTATTCTCTAAATTATTAGCAAACGATATCGTTTCAGTACAAGCAATGAACTTACCTATTGGTAAATTATTCTACTTTGTACCTAACATTCAGTCTTACACTGACCCAACTAACTTGGCGAACACAGGTATTCACTTCCCTCCATACGGAGCACCAAACATGGTACAAGACCAAACACCTAATTCAGGTTATGATTACAACGTAACTAAAGACCTTTACGATAGATTCTACGAAGGTAACGAACCAGCATTAGACCCACCAGGTTTATTTGACTATTCAAAAGGACAATATTCTGCAATCACCGCAAATTCGGGTGGAAATGTTGGTACAAAAGTTGTTACTGTTGCTTGGGATGGTAGTGTTTTAGTTCCTTCGGCTTATACTGAAACTGATTACAGAAAAGTATTAATCGTTATGTCAGGTTTTGCATCTGATGGAGCTGGTAAATTAATCGGTCCTGATGGTCAACCAATGGATAATGAAGCTTTCTTATCTGATTTAACTATTTATGGTGCTGATGGCAACGTATATACTTCAGCTAATACAGCTAACCCTTACTTATTCAGAGTTGTAACTCAAAGATATGGTAAAGGTATCGTACAATATGGTAATAACAACGCTAACTTAGCATTCCCTGGTAGTGGAACTGACGGTGGTCAATATGACAACTTATGTGATGCTGAAGGTAAAATCTACTTAGAGGTTGACTTACAAGTACCAGTTTGTATTACTTGTGGTGGTTCAATGGACGGTTACACAGGTTCAACATTCTCATCAGATACAAGTGTTAACGATGCATTTACAGCAACTTACAGAATCTACAAAAACTTAGAATTTGAAGATAGAATTGGTGAGGTTTCATTTGATTTAATGTCAGTAACTGTTTCAGTAACTGAAAGAAAATTAAGAGCACAATGGTCTCCAGAAATGGCACAAGACGTTGCGGCGTTCCATAACATCGATGCTGAGGCTGAATTAACAGCTTTATTATCTGAGCAAGTTGCGGCAGAAATTGACCGTGAAATCTTAAGAGATTTACGTAAAGGTGCTGCTTGGAACTTGAGATGGGATTACAACGGATGGAAACGTCTGGGAGGAAGCGCAGTTCCTTACACTCAAAAAGACTGGAATCAAACTTTGATTACAGCTATCAATCAAATTTCAGCTCAAATCCACAAATCTACCTTAAGAGGTGGAGCTAACTGGATTGTTGTTTCTTCTGAAATCAGTGCTATCTTTGATGACTTGGAATATTTCCACGTATCAAATGCAGCTCCTGAGCAAGACCAATACAACATGGGTATTGAAAGAGTTGGTACATTAGCTGGTCGTTACCAAGTGTTCAGAGACCCTTATTTCCCACCTAACCAAGTGTTAATGGGTCACAAAGGTACATCTTTACTTGACACAGGTTACATCTACGCACCGTACGTACCTCTACAATTAACTCCTACAATGTACAATCCGTTTAACTTTACTCCAATCAAGGGTATCATGACTAGATACGCTAAAAAAATGGTAAATAATCGCTTTTACGGACGTATTACAGTTGATGGTGTTAGAACATTTGATTTAAGAGAATTGAGATAATCAATCTTTAACAAATACACTAAAAAGGGACAAGCAATTGTCCCTTTTTTTATTTACAGAAAATCAAAATTACTTATATTTATTTTTAGATTTTTAGTTTATCAGTCCCCAGCCCTTAAAGCTGTTGAGTATTCACGGAGACGAAGGTATTGGTAACGTAGTCAATAAAACTATATTAAAAGTAAAAAAATGAATTACACAACAAACAACGTGGGTAATCCGACTGCTCACATCACAAGAAAAAAGTCGCGACTTAAAATGTACAACGGTGACACCGTTTTCCTTAATGATAAGGATAATTTTGAATTTGAAATTCATAATCCAACACAAAAATCAGTACTTTGTAAAATCAAACTAAATGGTGAATACATCTCCACAGGTGGTGTCGTTATTCGACCAGGTCAGAGAGTGTTTTTAGAACGTTTCCTTGACACAAACAACAAGTTTGAGTTCAGTACCTATGAAGTAAAAGATACGTCGTTAAACAGGACGGCAATCGATTTAAATGGGGACGTAAGGATTGAGTTCTATAACGAACAAATTCATCAACCAAATTATGGTTTATATGTTAATGGTAGTACTAGTACTGTAAGCATACGTTCACCATACTTTGGTAATGCAACATTTACAACAGGTTCACCATACTATGGTAATGCAACATTTACAACATCAAATTCTGCTCCAATGGCGTCGTATTATTCTAATACATCATCGGTCTCATCATTAGTTGGTGAACCAACATTATCTAAAAAATCTATTGAAACTGGTAGAGTTGAAAAGGGTGAAGAATCAAAACAAAATTTTACCAATTCATATCAAAATTTTGAATACAATGTTTCACATCAAATAAGTTTAAAGATATTACCATTAAGTAATAAAAATAAAACTACAGAAGACATTAAATACTATTGTACTGAATGTGGTACCAAGACAAAATCAAAATATAAATTTTGTCCGTCTTGTGGAAATAAGTTATAAATAAAAAAGGGTCCCGTGAGACCCTTTTTTTATTTTATGGTATTTATCGTATATGAAATATAAAATCAAACAAACCCAAATTAACAATATTGTTTCCAAATATTTGGAAGTTAAAGATTATAAAGTGGTTGAAGACAATAACGAGGTTCATCTTGTGGATAGTTTTGGTGATTTTATTATTACCTTAACATTTGGTGGTGATTGTGTTATAAGTACCAAATTGATTACTAATCTTAAACAAATGTTGGGAATTAAAAGTTATGTCGTTATCAGAGATTCTATTTCTGATTGGGTTGAGAAGAAATTTCAGATTCCTGTTCAATACATTTATGTAATGTAATGTTTCTTAACGATTTTGATATAAGTTCAATCTCTTCCATAGAAAATATCCCGTGTTTATAAGCGTAATTAATTGATTGATTTATAATGTATATGGATTGAGGGTATTCCAA